TCCATTGGGTGAGGATTTATACTTCTGTGAGAGGGTAGCAGAACAAGGTCATAAGGTATTTGTAGACCCCAATATTATTGTTGGTCATATCAAGAGTAATGTAGTATGTTAAATTATAGAAACGAAAAACAAACAAAGAAAACAATCACTGTTTTCTATCATCTTTATATTCCAGATACCAATAATATGTGGATTTGGTGGATAGATGAACAAATGGGTATTTTGAAGTCATCAGGTCTTGCCGATGCTGCAACGATTAATATGTGTGTGACTATTCCTCTTGGACTTTTTAATTCTAAAACAGGTCACTCATATAATGATATGGTATTTGGATATATTAAAGATAGATTTCCATTTGTAAATATCATTGATGTGAGAAGTGTGGGAGAGCAACCAAATCTTTATGAGGGGCAGACTCTTGCAAAGATTTATGAGCACTGTTTGAAAGAAGATGGTTATGTCTTTTACTTCCACAATAAAGGAATGAGTTCTTATTCAACCCATATTCCTGGTGCGATTAAGGACTGGAGACATTATATGCAGTATTATAATATTGAAAAGTGGGAAGACTGTATTACAAAATTAGATGAAGGTTATGATTGTTGTGGTGTTGATTGGGTAGAAAGGCACGATATTAAACTTGATTTCGTTGTTCAACACTATGCGGGAAACTTCTGGTGGGCACGAAATGATTACATTCGCAAACTGAAGCATCCACTCAAAATTGAAGAGTATATGGATGTGGAAGCAATGATGAGAGAGTTACAAAACTATCGTTATTGCTTTGAACTTTGGATGGCAACTGGTATTCCAAAGCAACATTGCTTCCATTATCGTCGTCATCATCAATACGACAATCAAGGTCTTGAAAGATATTTCACATATTATCCACCAGAAATGTATCGTGATGATGTTGAAAAAGATGAAACGACTTATGCAAAAAATAAGTTAGACATTCTAATGGAAGTTGGAAGTCAAAATAATTTTAACTGGAGAGATCATCGTGAATTTGCTGATTGGATAGTTCGTAGAACACAACCAGAAATTATTGTTGATTTAGGTGTAGATTTTGGTTATTCAACATTCTGTTTCGCAAATCCTCAAATAGGACACGTTTATGGAGTTGATAGTTTTGAAGGAGATGAATTTGCTGGAATAAGAGATACCTATGATTATGTTTTAGAAAAACAAAAAGAACTTGAATTGAACAACATCACCTTTATTAAAGGATATTTTGATGATGTTGTAAAAACCTGGAATAAAAAGATTGATATTTTACATATTGATGGAATGCACGATTATAAATCAGTTAAAAATGATTTTGAAACGTGGTCTCCATTTGTAAAAGAAAATGGTATAATTCTATTTCACGATACAATGGTAAATAATCCAGAGTTTGGAGTTAATAGATTTTTTGATGAAATTGATTTACCAAAAACAAACTTTAAACATTGTAATGGATTAGGTGTGGTTTCTAAAGATATAAATCTTATCAATGAAATTAATAAAAACTTTGAGGAGTATATTAAATGAAGTTTAATCTGGTAAGGATTGTTCCTGATAATGGATTTGATGTTCATGCACAAGTCTTTCACGAAATTGAGGCAGCAGTATTCTTTACATTTCAAAAATTAGGATATGATGTAACAAATAGTACAAATCAATTTGCACCAGACCGAAGAAATATTGTGTTTGGAATGCATCATTGTCCTGTAGATGTGGTAAGGCACGATATTCCAAAGGATACAATCGTGTATTCTCTGGAACAAATGAAAGATGGACCAGAGTGTTTGCGTTGGTGTCGTAAGTATCGTGGTCTTGAAGTGTGGGATTACTCTCTTCGTAATGTAGAAGTGCTTCGTAAAGCAGGTGTAGAGAACATTAAACACTTCAAGATTGGTTATGTTCCAGAGATTTCATATTTTGAAAGAAATAAACCACAAGACCGTGATATTGATATTCTGTTTTATGGATGCCCTTCACCACGAAGAGTGCATATTATGAATCAGTTTGCGAACAATCCAAAACTGAACTTTGTTCATATTCAATCAACTTACGGTGATAAACGGGATGAGTACATCAAGAGAGCAAAGTTAGTCATCAACCTTCATAATCACGACAATCAAATCTTTGAGATGGTTCGTGTAAGTCATCTCATTCAAAACAAAGTTCCAGTTCTTACAGAAAGAAATCCAGATACGGACTTTCCTGATTATATGGAAAATACTGTATTCACCTCAACTTACAATCGTTTTGTAGATACTGCTTACAAACTTCTCAAGAAACCAGAAGAACTTGATGCACAAGCAGAAAGAGGTCTTGAAATCTTTAAACAATCACCAATGGAAAACTTTCTAAAAGAGGTACTATGAACGAAGTTATTACAAAACCTGAATACCTACACAATAATATGCCTCCACTTCTGGAAGCAGTTCTTAATCCTGATGGTGTAGGAGGCACTGAAATTATGGGTCGTGCCTGGCAAGATTATGTTCTTCCTGCTGCACCAGACCTTGCTGACTGGCACTGGGCAGTCATTCCAGGTGATAATACTTTGTCTCCCGATAGTTCTAATATTGTCTGGTTACATCCGCATCATATGGAAGAGGGTATTGAAAGACTTCTGGATAAAGAATTTCAAAAGCACTTCAAGGCATACGTGTTTGTCTCTAACTGGCAGTATGAGAGGTTTGGTGAAAGACTTCAACTGCCGATGGAGAAGTGTTATGTTCTGAAAAATGCAACGCAACCATTCCCAGTTCATAAGAAACCAGAAGGAAAACTGCAACTGATGTTCCATTCAAATCCAATTCGTGGATTGGATATTCTTCTTGAAAGTATTAAACTCATTCCAGAAGAAGACTTTGAACTTCACATTTTCCATGAACTTGACCCTGATGAAAGGAAAAAACAATTCCAACAGGGTCTTCAAACTTACGAATACTCACATATTAATCCACAAGAAGAACAGTTTCTTCGGTATTGTTTAAGTCTTGCAAATCAGGATAAGAGAGTTGTTCGTCACACACGTACTAACAACTCTAAGATTCGTGAGCAACTGATGAATACTCACATCTTTGCTTATCCAACTTACTTTATGGAAACATCTTGTATTTGTATGATTGAGGCATTGTGTGCTGGATGCTCTGTGCTTTCTTCTAACCTTGCTGCACTTCCTGAGACTGGTCTTGGTTTTGCGAGGCATTATGGGTTTATTCCTGATCGTCAGAAACACATTGAAAGATTTACTAGAGAACTCAAGAGAACGATTACTGAGTATCGTAATGGTGAGTTTGATAATACACAGCAAGTAGAAGTGTGTAATAAATATTATAGTTGGGAAACCAGAACACAAGACTGGATACAATTCTCGAAAGAACTTTGGAGGAAATTTTAATGGAAACTACAACACTGACTTTATGTTTAGACCATCTTTACTATCTAACAGCAGATACTAATAATCAAACTGGATATAGTTTAGAAGAAGTCCAGGCACTTATTGATGAGAAGGGTGGAAGTTTTGAGATTGAGGCAACTATTACTCATCCAGTTCCACCTCCCTACACTGTAGAGTGGGATATTGAGCAGCATCAAAATAGAATTCAACAAAATCAGGAATCTCTTACTCAACTTCAAAGTCAATTAACCAATCTTGAAGAAGGCACAGAAGAGTATACTCAGATTCAAGAGCAAATCTCTATCATTGAATCGGACATCACCTACTGTGAAGAGCACATTGCCAATCTACAATCTGCTTGACACCTAACCCAAAGTCCTTTATAATATCCAAGTCTTCAATATCCTTGTGACTTTTGGATTGAAGACTCTCTTCAGTGGTGTGGAGAGATAAGTTGGTGGTATAATAAGGAGGGATTTACCCTCCTTTTTTCTTATATAAATTATTATAAATCTTAATGAATTATGAATTTTACAGTTTATTCAAAAGAAAATTGTCCTTTTTGCTATAAAGTCAAAAAAGTATTGGAGTTGACAGGAAGCAACTTTGTGGTGTATAATCTTGATGAACACTTTACCAAAGAAGAATTTTATGCCGAATTTGGTGAAGGATCCACATTTCCACAGGTTATTTGTGGAGATCAAAAATTAGGTGGATGTACTGATACAGTTAAATTTTTAAAAGAAAAACAAATTGTCTGATAAAACCATAAATAACTCTAACCACAGAAATCGTGGCGTTGAAGTTCTTTTATACAAAGGGGGAAAAAAGCAAACTCAACCGTTTCATATTATTTTTGAAAAGATAGTTTGCTTTCTGAATCGGGAAGTCACTATCTATTTTGAATTTTCCTTTATATCAAGGAAGAAAAAAGTAGTTTCCCGGAGAAAAAGAAATGTTAGCAACTAGTTTAGTTTTTGGTTCTTTCTTAACCATTTTGTTTCTTATTGTGGGACTTGTGGTAGGTTGGGTTGCCCGAGAGTATATGATGAACTATCAGGACAGACCTAAACTTCATCCGGAATTTTTTGATGATAAAGGTAATGTAATTGCCGATGAAGTTGTTGCGGTAAGTTTTAATCCAGATTACTTTCTTGACGAAGATCTGGATGAAGAAGAAGACGACTAACTAAATATTACAAATGATACTAGATTTTGATTTTTATGAGTACGACAATTCAAAAAAAGACCACGACTAAACCAAAGACAGTTGCGGTCAAGGCAAAAGAAACTCCAATTCCAGATCTGCCAGCAAATCCATTTATTTTTGAGATTCTTCAACTTGCATCCAAGCAAAGAACAAATGCAAAAAAAGTTGAAGTTCTTAAAAAATATGAAGATCCATCACTTAAGTCAATTTTTATCTGGAATTTTGATGAGAGTGTAGTTTCTGTTCTTCCTCCTGGAGAAGTTCCTTATGCTAGTGTTGGAGAACAGAATTCTTTTAGTGGAACCATCAGCGAAAAAATTGAAGATGCTGTGGTTAAAATGAACGAGGTTGGAAGTAACTCTCTTGGATCACAGGATCAGGGATTTTCTTCAATTCGTAAAGAATATCAAAAGTTTTACAACTTTGTAAAGGGTGGCAACGATGGTCTAAGTTCTCTTCGTAGAGAGACTATGTTTATTAACATTCTTCAGGGTCTTCATCCACTTGAGGCAGAAATTCTTTGCCTGGTAAAGGACAAAAAACTTGATGAAAAATATAAGATTACAAAGGAAATTGTTTCCGAAGCATATCCTGATATTCAATGGGGAGGTCGTTCGTGAGTAAAATTGGTGATGTTGTTGAGAGGGTACAAAATACGGAAAAGCATATGGACTCTTGGACACCCGCAGAAAAGGAAACCTGTAAATCACGATATGGTTGTGAGATACTGATTCAAGATGGTTCTTATGCCGAAGTCTGTACAAAGGATGCTCCCAATGATGCTTATATTATAAAGTATATGGTGGAGAATAAGATTTGTTTTGATCTTACTCGTGGCGGAAGAATCAAATTGTTTGATATGTACTGGGATAAGTTTCGTGAAAATCTGAAGAGTATTGAATTCGGATATGGTCGAGTCAATCCAAAACTCTGGGGTTATAAATCTCCAGAAAAGAAAAAGCGAAAGTGATTTCCCTGTGACCCCGAAAAAAATTCGGGGTATTTTTTTGTCCACAGGGTCGCTCTTGACACTTTGAGTTCTTTTAGATAAAATAAGAGAAACGATCTATGAGGTATGGATAAAGACAAACTAAAACTGATTGTTCGTAATCTAGAATTGTTGGTAGATTCTTTAAAGGCAGAAATCTATTCTGATATTCCTGCATATAAACCCAAAGAATCAATGACAAGAAGGCAAATTCTGGATTATGACGAAATTTTTGAGGATAGTGATTTAGATGACTAATAGAGCACGAAAACTTGTAAAATTACTTGAACGACTTGTAAAGCAAGAACATCTCTATACCGAAGAAAAAATTATAGAGATGAAAAAACAATTACGAGAACTCAAAGAAGAACTCGTAGAACTCGAAGCAAAAACATCAAAAGGATTTGGAAAGAAATGACTGTACGATTGATTAGTGTAACTCCTGATGCAGAAAAGACAATGGCGTATATTGCCCGTGTCTCAAATCCATCAAATCAGGAAAATGAGAATTATGCTGGACTTTTGCGTTATTGTATCAAACATAATCATTGGAGTGTATTTGAACAATCAACGATGAGTCTTGAGATTGAAACAAATCGCGGTATTGCTGCTCAGATTCTTCGCCATAGATCATTCACATTCCAAGAGTTTTCACAGCGTTATGCAGATTCATCTTTGTTAGGAGAAGAAATTCCTGTACCAGAACTTCGCCGTCAAGATACGAAGAATCGTCAGAACTCTATTGATGATCTTTCTGAAGAACTTAGAGCAGATCTATTGTTAAAGATCAACAATCATTTTAAGGCGGGTATGGAACTCTACAAGGAACTTCTATATGCAGAGGTAGCAAAGGAGTGTGCAAGGTTTGTACTGCCCTTGGCGACGCCCACACGCATCTATATGACGGGTTCTTGTCGAAGTTGGATTCATTATATCAATCTGCGTTCCGCAAATGGAACTCAAAAAGAGCATATGGATATTGCACTTGCTTGTAAGGAAGTTTTTAAAGAACAATTCCCATCAGTAGCAGAAGCACTTGAATGGGTCTAAATAAAATATCTTGAATTCATAACTTATGTGCCCGACTTATAGATTTGAAAATACAGAAACTGGTGAAATCTTTGAGAAATGGATGTATATGGCAGAAAAAGATCCATATCTCAAAGAAAATCCACATCTTAAACCGCTTATTCCAACACAAATGAATGTTGGTGAGGTGGGTGATTGGAAAAATAAATTGATCAATAAGCACCCCGATTGGAATACTGTATTGGATCGTGCAAGTAAAGCACCAAAATCAACTGTAAAGAAACTCTAATATGACAAGAAGAAATAAAAGAGCAGATCAACCAATCGGTGTTGGTCTTACTACTCGCCAAATGAAGCGTAGAAAACCCATTAGTTTAGAATATCTTTTAGATATTGAACCTATTACAGAAAATCAAAAACTTTTATATCAATATTATGATGATGGTAAAAATATTTTTGCACATGGTGTTCCAGGATCTGGAAAAACATTTTGCCTTCTTTATAAGGCATTAAGAGATGTTTTAGACGAAAGAACTCCATATGAAAAAATTTATATTGTAAGGAGTTTAGTTCAAACAAGAGAAATCGGATTCATGCCGGGGGACGAGGATCAGAAAAAAACACTTTTTGAAATACCATATAAGAATATGGTAAAATACATGTTCCAGATGCCTTCTGATGCTGACTTTGAAATGCTTTATGGTAATCTAAAATCTCAAAATACAATTTCATTTTGGTGTACTTCTTTTATTCGTGGTGTAACTTTAGATAATTGTATTATTATTGTAGATGAAGCACAGAATTGTTCTGCACATGAAAGTTTTTCTGTAATATCTAGATGTGGTGAAGATACAAAAATTATGTTTGCTGGTGATATCGAACAAAGTGATCTTACAAAAACAAATGAAAAAACAGGAATTATTGATTTTATTCGTGTAATTGAGGCAATGCCTTCTTTTGAAAAGATTGAATTTGGTATAGATGATATATGTCGCTCACCATTAGTTAAAGAATTTGTAATTGCTAAAAAATCACTTGGATTATAAGAATGTCAAATCCCCTAATTGAAAAATATAATGAGATCAAACAAAAACAAGTTCAAAAATTTAATTTTGTTAAAATAGATCTTCCATTACTCGAAAGAGTAAATATTGATAATACTCGTTATTATAAGGTTCAGGATGGAGATATTTTTAAAAAATTGGTCTCCATTACATCCGTAATTAGTCATTATAATAAACATATTTTTGTCAAATGGCGTAAAAGAGTCGGAGAAGAAAAGGCGAATCAAATTACGCAGAGAGCAACAAGTCGAGGTACTGATACTCATACTCTGATTGAAAATTATCTTCTTAATAAAGATTTACCTCAAGTCCAACCTCTTTCAACATATCTTTTTAAGATTGCCAAGAAAGAACTCGATCGAATTAACAATATTCATTGCCTTGAGGGATCTGTCTATAGTAAGATTCTCGGAGTTGCTGGTACAACCGATTGCATTGCAGAACATGATGAAGAACTTGCCGTAATTGACTTTAAAACAGCAGAAAAACCCAAACCTTTGGAATGGATTGAACACTATTTTGTTCAGGCAATGTTTTATGGAATGGCATACTATGAAATGACAGGAAGACGAGTCAAAAAACTCGTAATCATTATGACCTGTGAAAATGGTGAATGCGTTGTATATGAAGAAAGAGATCTTGAAAAATATATGAATCTTGTGGTAAAATATATTGAAAAATATGTTACAGAAAAACTTGACTCTATTATTGACAAATGACAAATATACTACATAGTATTTTAGATCTAAAAATTGAATATATGATTCCAGCAAATAAAGAAGTCGAACAGGCAATAGAGAATAAATTTTTAACTCCTTCCAAGTTTGCTTTAGAAATAGAAAATATTGTAATCACAAATCAATGTAATTATATTGATGCAATTGTCATGTTTTGTGAAACTAACAATATTGAAATTGAATCAGTTACAAAACTCATATCAAAAACTCTTAAAGAAAAACTTAAATATGATGCAATAAAATTGAATTTCATTAAGAGAACATCAAATGCAAAATCTTTATTTTAATGAGTCCTTTTGAAACCTATTGCAAATATTTGTGTATTAAAAATCATTTTTGCAGACCAAAATATAATTATTTTAAATATGACGGAAGATCTAATGCAAAAATAGAGGCATTCAATAAACGGAAAGACCGATATTGGTATGAAAAAATGTCTCGTAAGTATTCGGATCAAGAAATTTTAGAAATTTTTGTATCTAATTTTGCACTATCTTATAATCCTCAAACTTTATGGATTGGTGAGATTATAAATTCAGGAGAAAAAACATACAAGGAGTGGTTAAAACGAAAACAAAGTTTATCTTATTTGTTTAAGGAACAATCTAGAAATCTCTTCTCAAGTGAAGACATAGAAAAGGTTTTTGATTGTTCTAAGGGACATCCATTAGTACTCAGAAAATATCTGAGTGGAGAATTGTATATTGAGACTCTTGTGATTTATGAGCAAATTTTTTCTTTTGTGCGGGATTTTGACTTAAAATTTACGGATCCAGTGTGGGAAACCGTCAGTTTGAAAATTAGAAAATATATGCCGTTCATAAATACGGATGTGTCTCAGTATAAGAAACATTTACGGGAAATTTTAGATGAGTAACTTTTTTAAATCCAATATTATTCAAGACGAACTGAAGGAAATTAATAAGTTACAAGAAGAAATCTACGGAAGCATTCTAACTTTCGGTATGATGCCCCGTGAGACTAAACTGGAACACATTGAGAAACTTGAACTCTTGCTTGAAAAGCAGAAAGTGATGTATACTAGATTATCTCTTTCAGATGATCCACAGGCGGTTGAAATGAAAGAGAATCTAAAAAAATCAGTTGCTCTGATGGGATTCCCACCAGAGACTGATATGAATATATTATTCAGTAGTATGACTAAAACGATTCAATCCCTCAAGCAATACATTGACAGTTGAGGGAATCTCTGTTATACTATCCGAGTAATCCACCGAATCCAATTTATCCGATGGCATCTAAGCTTGAAATGTCAATCTCTGATGTTGAGGCAAAATATCCTCAATTTAAATCAGATAGATTGAAATATGAAAAACGAGTAATCTTAGAGTCTTTGCAGTGGAGAATTGATAATCCCACTGCAAAAAATCTCAGTGTTAGGAAAAAAAGCATTAAGACTTATTTTCCTTATCTTGATGATGAGGCAGTACGAACTGTACAATCTGCATTTCGTGCTAAGTTTTATGATCATAAAGAAGACACCGATTACGCAAAGTATTGGAATGAACCTGCCCTTTCTCAAGTTTTTTCAAGTATTGAAAAAACTTCAACTGCCATTACGAGAGCACTATTTGATGTAGATACACCAGATGGTTTTGTTGCAAGGAAAGGTTTTATTCCTGCAAAAATTAAAAATACTATTGAAATATATTTTGATGGACTGGTTTATAAGGGCAAACTTAAGTCTGAAGACCATTTCTATGTTATAATTGATGCTATCAGGAATTACTGATTACATCTTCCAAAATCCAATCTATCTAAGAAATCTAAAATGAGTTTCGCAAATCTTAAAAAACAATCCAAACTTGGCGCTCTCACCGAAAAACTGGTGAAAGAAGTCGAAAAAATGAATAGTTCAAACAGCGGTTCTAGTGATGAACGCTTCTGGAGTTTAACTTGTGATAAGGCAGGTAATGGTGCCGCAGTCATTCGTTTTCTTCCCGCTCCAGATGGTGAAGATCTACCTTTTGTTAAATTGTATTCTCATGCGTTCCAAGGTCCTAATGGTTGGTATATTGAGAACAGTCTTACTACCATTAATCAAAAGGATCCTCTAGGTGAGTATAATTCTACTCTTTGGAATAATGGAACCGAAGCAGGTAAAGAACAAGCTCGTAAGCAAAAGCGTAAACTTTCCTATATTAGCAACATCTATGTTGTAAAAGATCCTGCAAATCCCGAAAATGAAGGCAAAACCTTCCTTTATAAGTATGGCAAAAAGATTTTTGATAAAATCATGGAGGCAATGCAACCAGAAATGGAAGATGATGAATCCATCGATCCATTTGATTTCTGGAATGGGGCCAACTTTAAACTGATGGCAAAAAATGTCGCAGGTTATCGTAACTATGATTCCTCTAAATTCATGAAGCAAGGTGCTCTTCTTGATGATGACGATGAACTCGAAGCAATCTGGAAGAAACAATATTCTCTTCAGGAATTCATTGCGCCAGATCAATTTAAGTCCTATGATGAACTGAAGAAACGACTTGATTATGTTCTCGGAAAAGGAAATACAAATTCTCGTCGTGTAGATGAAGAAGTAGAAGATGAAGATGATTATCGTGGTTCTGTGAAGGATCTTGATGATGATCTCCGAGGTCAACTAAACAATCTGAAATCAACTAAGTCTTCTTATGATGACTCAGATGAAGATTCTCCTCTCTCATACTTCCAGGCACTAGCGAATGATGACTGATAAAGAGTGAAATCTGATTACTACATTGACCGTGTAAGTAAATCCGAAGCCGCAGAGTTACTTCTGCGGTTTCATTATCTTAAGGACTTTTCAAAGGGATTTCGTTCAGGATATAATTACGGTCTTTATAAGGGTAATGATTTCTGCCCATTGAATATTGGTGGTATTCAGGGAGTATGTGTTTTCACAAATCTCCCTGTTCCTGAAATCGCACAAGGAGCATTTGGACTAGAACGGAATGAGCAAGAAGGATTATTTGAACTTTCACGACTTTGCATCCACCCTGAAACCCAAGGAACCGAGTATAATATCACTTCTTGGTTTGTTTCAAGAGCGATTAGACAGTTACGGAAGGATACTGAAGTTAAAGCAATCATCTCTTACGCTGATAGTGATTTCCATTCTGGTACAATCTATCGGGCTTGTAATTTTAAATACTGTGGTATTACAGACCCAAAAAAAGATTTCTACTATGCAGACGGAACTAAACACTCTAGAGGCAAAGTTAAAGGTGCTGAAGGAGAATGGAAAGAACGATCCCGCAAACACAGATATGTAATGATGTTTGATAAAAATCTAGATTTATTGTGGATTTAGTACTTGTGTATTTTCGGTTTTAATTAGTTTATCATTTACATACTGCGATGATCTATCATAGGTCATCGCTTTTCTTGTATCGGTTAAAACTTGCTGTAGATATCTGGGTTTAAGTACATATATTGATCGTTTTTCATTATTTTTACGAACTTCGTATTCATAGTTTGAGATACCAATAACTGGATTTAATGTTTCCGCTGGACTCCCTGGTTTTGGAATTGTGAAATTAGCATCTACAACTTTACCGGCAGGTAGAATAAGTCTATCAGATGAATCTCTAACTTCTGTTGTCTCATAATGATGAATATCATTTAGTTTCTCTTCATATAAATTTTCTGCAAATTCATAAAGTTTTTGATCTGATAAGGGCCATTGATCTCTCAGACGAGTAATTCCAGAACAGATAATTACAACCCAATCGTATTGAGAACTCCCATAAAGTTCTTCTGCAACTAAATCTGGTCTTGATCCATCTGGAATTTGATACTTATCAAAAATTGTAAAAACATTTTGAAGATCATCACGAAGTTTTACTCTACGAAATAGATTTTTAACCAATAGATATTCATCGGATGATCTTTTATCCGATAAAAATGATGGATACTGTAAATTTGGTAATTCTCTGAAATATGACATGATTAATAACCCGTACCTTCGAACTTGAATTGATTTTCTGTTTCTGGATCGTTGAAATAATCTTCTCTGTATATTGGAGAAAGTTCTTGAAAATTTAGAGTCAATTGCATATGAACAGGAGTGGCATCTGAATATGTCACATATCTTGCAGATCCATTATAATTTACACTCATGCCAGTTAGAGCACATGGTTTAAATCGATGTAAAAATGGATGTGGACTTGAACCGCTCATGTATTCTAATTTAAATACATTAGGTGCAGTCACAAATAATCCACCTCCATCAACAGATGTTGCACCTTTTCTAGGCGTCATATTGACTTTAAAGGTTCTTATAATATCCTTGATTCTGTCTGACTCTGCTTTTGATCTTGGAACCATATCGAAAACAAATGAAAATGCAGGTCTCATTGTGACTCCACCAAACAAAAGTTCTACATTTTGATTAAATGTCTGACCAGTTGCTCTTGATATTAATTGATTTATGTCTCCTTGTCCTGTTGCTGCTGCGATTGCCATACCAGTTGTTCCTGCAGCTAATCCTTTTTGACCTTCACCTGTAGATACAACCCCACCTATGTTTTGAAGTATATTACGAACAGATTCAGATAAAGACCCTGCTAGATTACGATTTAAAATAGCAGCATTTCCAGCAGATGCTAATGTTGCTGTAATTGGATTCATTGTACCAGATGACCAATCTGCAGAATTATTATCTGCAATATTAGACGGCATTGGAAGTATAATGTATGCCAAAGGTTTTGTGATGCTTCCTGCTTGACCCTGTATTCCTGCTTCATCCAGTGCCTGTTCAGATGTTCTCAGAGCAAATCCACCAGTCAATCCTAATCCTGGAGGTTGATATTTTAGTATATGAATCTTAAAGTAATCATCACCAGATTCAATATTTTTAAGTGGGTATCTAAAAGTTGGTGTCTGGGGATTCATTTATTTTTCTAACTATTTATTGTTAGTTCTGAACTATTTTTCGATAGGGTATTCGTCTCAAAGTTGCAAGTTCAGATCCCGTCACTTCATAAATTGGACTCATGAGGCAACTTTCTTCTGGAATTGAATTATATTGACGAATCTTATTCCAATGAAAATTGAATCCATTAAAACCCTTTGGAAGAATAACACCACCTTTAATTAATGGATGACGATCATAACGAATTCGAGGAGTTTTCGCATAATAAACAAAAGTATAATACTTCCCTGGTTGAATAAATTTCCTCTCTGTTCCTTCGGCAAGTCTTAATATTTCATCCATCATTTCTTCTGGTGTTTCATTACCTTTCAGAGACTCTTTATATGCATGAAAACGATTAGAACGATTAATGGTATCTCTAGGATCTTTAGGATTTCGTGGTGGTCTTATTCTACGAGGATCATTTCTTTGATAATCCCGATCATTCTTGATTAGATCAATGAGTTTTTCTTTGGTAAGTTTTGAATAACCTCCCATTCTTCCAATACCCGTTGCAGATTGATAATAAATTTTATATCTATCTGCAATTGCAACTAATTCGTTTTTAGAATACTCTTCAAGAGATCTTTCGTATCCTGTGATAATCATCTTCTTATATTAAGATCGTCTTCGGTTAAAATTTTGAACTCATATCCTCTGTCCTCACACCATTCTCTTGCAACTTCCCACTTACTTTGATTTTTCGCATATTCCATTGCCTCAAAAATATAACCCTTGGTTTTTCTTTTTGGTACTGGTGGTGGAGTTGTTTGTTTTTTGGGTTTAATTTCTACAAGATATTTTTTGATTGATCCATCTGCCAATCTTTCTTTTACAAAAAAATCAGGATAATATTTGTGTATCTTTCTATCCAGAGGAGATCGATATGGCAATCCGATTTCCTCTGAAGACCACTCTAAAATGTTTTCATCGGTATCACATTTGACCATATATTTTCTTTCCCATAGTGATCTGTAAATCACATTGAGAGGATTTCCATTGTATTTTTCTGGATTCTTGAGTTTGTATTTTCCTTTATATGACATCTAAATAGTAATACAATAAAACTCATAATAGGTATTTAGGAGTGGTAAAACCCCGCAAAATATCGGATATTGCACCACTATTCAGAAATCTTGCACAGACTTCACATTATGAAGTAAAGTTTGGTGGCCTTCCAAATGAACTCACATCATATTTAAATCAAAGAGGCATTTCTTCTCGTTTCACCTCTGAAGATGCTGGTCTTTTATGTTATAATGCCCTTCTCCCAACCACTCAAATTTCCACCATCAATGTTCAGAACTACACTGGGATTACCGAGACATTTGCGAATGCAAGAAATTATCAGGATATAACTCTTGAATTTTATGTGGATAGTAATTATAAGACACTAAAGTTTCTTGAACACTGGATGGAATTTATTGCAAGTGGATCAAATAATCCTATTCAAAGCAAATTAAGTCCAATTTCACAAAATGTCGATACAGGGTACATCATTCGACTTCAATATCCAGAATATTACAAATCAAACAAGACAAGAATTATAAAATTTGATAGAGATTATAAAAAGGAAATTGAATATACATTTATTGGATTATATCCTTATAATATTGCATCAATTCCTGTTGCATATGGACAATCTGATGTTATGAAAATGTCTGTATCATTTAAAATTGATCGTTATGTAATCGGGAAATCATTGAGTCTTGATATTATTCAAAATCAAGATAATAACAAAGAACCGAATCAAAAACAAGAGACTCCTGCACCTCAACCTCAATCTCTTCCAAGATTAGTACCAAGATCACCTGGATCAATTCCATCAAATGGAGTTGAATTATATCCATCAGATAAGACTCTATATGAGAACTTATATGGTGTTAATAAGGGTAATAAATAACCATATGATACTTTATAATTTTTATGCCATTACCTAGTATTCCAGTTCCACATTATACTCTGAAAGTACCTTCAATTCAAAAAGAAATTAAATATAGACCATTTTTGGTGAAGGAAGAAAAGATTTTGATTCTTGCAATGGAAAGTGAGGATATTAAACAAATTTCAGATGCCGTTAAAACCACAATTTCAAACTGCATCTTAACCAAAGGAATTAAGGTTGATCAGTTATCAACATTTGACATTGAATATTTGTTTTTGAATATTCGTGGAAAGTCAGTAGGAGAAAATGTCGATATTTTAATCACATGTCCAGATGATGGTAAAACTCAGGTTCCTGTAAGTATTAATTTGGATGATATTCAAATTCAAATCGATGAAGATCATTCAAGAGATATTAAACTCGGAGATGATCTTGTTCTTCGTATGAAATATCCTTCATTAGATGAATTCATTCGAACTAATTTTGCAAATGCATTTAATGATGAAAATAAATCTTCGAGTGTTGATGATACATTTGAATTAATTGTAACTTGTATTGAACAAGTTTATAATAATGATGAATCTTGGTCTGCATCTGATTGCACAAAGAAAGAACTTATGGAGTTTGTAGAAAAATTAACTCCATTACAATTCAAACAAATTGAAAAGTTCTTTGAAACCATTCCAAAACTTTCTCATATTCTTGAAATTAAGAATCCAAATACGGAAGTTGTAAGTAAGGTGGTTATTGAAGGGTTACCTAGTTTTTTCGGTTGAGTATGTCTCATGAGACATTAGAATCTTATTATAAAACAAACTTTTCGTTACTTCAACATCATAAATATTCATTGACGGAACTGGGAGATATGATTCCCTGGGAAAGAGAAGTTTATATTTCATTACTCAAACAGTACATCGAAGAAGAAACTCTAAAGAATCAAAATGGCTGATGTAGATCCCCAACAAATAGGAACTTCCGGGGTTGACCCTCAAACTGGATCTACTGTAAGAAATGCTCTTTTAAGAACATCGGTGATTAATTCCGATGCATTTAAAAGACAAAAAGATGAAGAAGATGTAAAAAATGCGGATTTAGTTCAAAAGCAACAAACAATATATACCTCAATCAATTCAAGTATTCAATCACTTCGAGATGATATCAGTAGATTAGGTGAAAATATATCTAAAATATCGTTATCGTTTTATCAAGATCAGGTAACAGATCAAAACAAAATTAAAAATGAACAAGAATATGAAAGAAAACTTACTGAGCGTCAGGTAAGAATTGGAAAAGAGAATGTCCTAGAACAAAAAATACAAAATGCCGTCACAGAACCTGTTCAAAAATTAGTTCCAAAAGTACAAGATCTTTTTGGAAGAGTAGGTGCGGCACTTGGTATTCTTTTTGGTGGATGGTTGACAAACCAAACAATTGATGCACTTAGGGCAAATGAAGAAAATAATACCGAAAAATTCAATGATATTAAATATAACATTCTAAAAAATGTTGGACTTGTTGTTGGTGGATTTATTGCCATCAAGACAGGATTTGGTTTAATTACAAGAACAATTTCAAGGATTGCATTTGGACTCACAAGATTATTAATAGAAAAGCCACTTTCTGCTGCTGCATCATTGATTACTTTGCCTTTTAGAGGTGGTAATAGAACACCTCCTGCTGGAGGTGGAGGTGGAGGAACTCGATCTCCTGGTGGTGGTAAATCTGGAATTTTAAATTTATTGGGAAAATTTGCCGTTGGTGTAAC